GTCTTGGAAATCACGCGGCTGCTTGGCCCAAAGGCTGTAGCTTAGGCCGCGACCGGAATTTGTACCCTCTACGGATACAAGCGGTGTAAACGACATAATTAAGCTCCTTATACCTTAGTACCAACTGCCTGTGCCCGACGATCCGTGCAAAGAAGATTCCAAGTCGTGTCAACGTATACAACGAAGACATTATGCTGACCGGGAGCTTTCTCTGGCTCGGTTTCACGAAGGACATCGCCCTTCAAGAAAATCGGGTGGAAGTTGTTGAAGTTGAGGAAGTAAATGGGATTCGTCTCGGACGCATTATCGTCCAGATACGGACACCATACGACAGGTGTACGCTTGAAGACAGTCTCGTCCTGATACTTTGCAGCATCATTACCAAGATTGTCGTTCTGCTTACGAACCAAAGACTCGTAATCATCAAGCGTGGTTTCATCCATGTAGATTCTCATTGCGCTTCCATTACCTTTACGGTAATCGTTGACATCAATGGGACTCTTGAAGTTCGTCTTGCGGTAACACCGACGCATCTTGGCCAGGGCGTCCTGGTCAGTCATTGCCGAATAGTTAAACGTGTAGTTCTTCCAGCGAGTATAAGTACTGCTGTCTAAACCACCCGCACCGCTAGTGAATCCGCTCGGGTTTCCACCATTGAACGCACCCGCTGCTGTAGTAGTGTCAGACACTACCCAGTAGGGAACGCCAAAACATTCAAGTTCGTTAGAACTCGACGATGGCTTGGACCAGAACTGAGCTTCCATGTGATCGGCCTGAGACACAAGTGCCCCGGCTCGCCGTAATTTCAAAGTAGACAACACTGTGTTTTGACCTACCTGAATCAACGCTTCGCGTCGTTCCCACGCCCACTCGGTAACAGTGTGCTTCCACGGCACTTTAATCTGCTGCAAGAGGTCTGGAATCGAAACGTCATCAGTCTGGAACATGCCAACCTGACGAGCATTATCACTGTTTTTAACAGCGATATTACGCTGAATCTGGTCACCACCCTGAATCTCAATCTTGTCTTTCGTCATGATTCGAGACGCAGCTTCGTGGTGCTGGAGGTCAGTCATCAGCGAAGTAAACTTGTTTTTCCCGAGATGATGTTGCGTACCTTTAATAAGGTCTGCAATATCAGCATCGGACAAGATATTAACTGCCATAACTTACTCCGTTATTCGCCAAAAAGGTCATCAATAGACATTCTAGGAGCGACATTCCAACCTTTGTCCTGTGCCATTTGGTCAAAACCTTCATACCATTCCTGGTCTTCTCCACCGGGAACGACTGATTGTGCTGACCGTCTGGAAGGACGGGCTACGAATTGTCCACTCGCACTACGGAGACGATCCGCAGTACCAGCCTTTGATTTCTTCATGGCTAATTCAGTTTGATACTCTGGAAATGCCACGCCAACGGCGCGACGAAACAAATCATCACCTGACATATCAGGACTCAATTGGCTAAGTTGACCATACACATCCCACAGCTTCTCGGCGTTGTTGCCGTATTGAGAATTTGCAGCAGTGCGGTCATTAACCGATTGACCCAATAAGGGGTGGAAATCTTCTCCCAGGTTGGCAATTTGGTCTTCAAACTGAGAGATAGTAGTTTCTTGTTCTGACTGATAACCCTGATAGGCCATGTAATCAATCAGTTCTTGTTGTTTTTTAATCTGAGCCTGCAATGTTTCAAAGTTTCCCTTGATGCCTTCATCCATGTACTCGTCGTACTGCATCTCAGCAGGAGGTGCTTCTTGCGGCATTTCCTGTTGCTGCTGCGGCATCTCTTGCTGCGGCATTTGCTCTTGGGGCTGCTGTTGAAAACGATTAATCATTTCGTTGTCAAACTTGTTTAGCCAATACTCCAAATGCTCTGGAGATTCAAATGCTGCAAGTTCTTGGTCCGAAAAATTAAACTCTTTAGCTCGGGTTACTAAATGTTCTGGTAGCTGCCCGTTAGTTTGCGGGTCGACCTGCGGTTCCTCGGGTAAATCCCGTGGACCTTCACCCTCTGGCTTAATGTCTAAAACCGGCTCTAGTTTTTCTTGCGCTTGTTCTTCCGCGACAAGTTTCTCGTCTGGTGTAAGTTCTGCGTCGAGAATCGCGTTCTCTACGTTTTCTGGTAGTTCTGGCATCATTTTCTCCTAAAATTAACGATAACGTTGTGATGGCTGTCCAAGTCCATGCTGCTGCTGCTGTAGGCGTCTTTTCATGGTTTGATATTCATAGCTGTTTTGGTCTAGCTCTGGGTTTTGCATTATTTCTTGCTGCGGTTCTTGTCCCTGTTGCATTCGTGCTAAAATTGCAGGGTCATGTTGTTGATTAATTTCTTCTCTGCCTCCAAATCGACTTTCTTGTGGTGCAGCTTCGTACTGCTGAAAGAACTGTTCTAGGTCTGGTTGACCGCCTTGCCCTTCTGCGAATGCCAGCCACGATTGATACACTTCATCTAGTTTGTCCGGCAACGCATCAGGAAACCGCTGTGCAATAGCTTGGCGTATATCTGCTTCACCACCACTATCGTTTTCTTGCTGCCGCATAGCAAACTGTTCTTGTGATTCGCCTGGATATGGTGAATTAGCTGGCATTAGTAACAATCCTTTTAATTAATAACGAATGCGTCGGTGTGGGTGATTTTCATAATCTGGCGGTGCATTACGTTTATACGGACGCCATCGCCAAATGCCTCTTCTGTCTTGCGTCCACGCCCCTCCCCTTCCAGTTTCTACGCGGTCACGATTGCCGTAAGAATCAAAAAAACTTTCGGGATACACATTAGGTTCACCATAAATAGGCTCATTAATTGTTTCTTGTTTAGGAAGAGGCACTGGTTTTATTTGTTTCGGAGCTTTTTGTTTTTTTGCTGGCCTTTTTCTTTCTTTTAAAATGTCACTTATACGCTCTACGGCTTCTGGATCACCTTGGTAAAATCCAAATATATCTTGAATGGTTGGTGCTGCCATTATTTAGCTCTCTGTCTGTTATTGTCTAAAAAATCGTCTGCGGCGAAGCATGGGAAATAATCTTCGTGGCGGCAGTTCAAGGCTTTTTTTGTATTCCTGAAACGCTCCGGTTGGTTCTGGTTTCTGTGGAGCGAGTTTAGCCGACTGTGCGGATTCTTGTTGTCTTGGTGGTCCAAGTAAATTATCGTCATTGATTAAAGCATTGCCGGTTTCCTCAACATCAAACAGGAAATCAAACGGGTTTTCGCCTAAAGGTTCGACCGTTTCGTCAACATCAAACAACGCTTTTTCTTCTTCTGGAGAAAGTTGCCTCTGCGGGTAAACTAGCTTAAACGCTTCGTCAACGCTTTTTCCTTGTTTTATTAAATCCACAACTTTTTTGTTTTGTGGATTGTTGCCATACATGCGAGTGTCAAATAAAAGTTTTTCGTATGCTTTTTTTGAAAGCTGCTTTTCTGCATAGTCCAAAACGTCTGCCATTATTTAGCTCTCTGTCTGTAACAAGCGTCTTTGTCGTGCATACCTGACGACGCTAGCAGTTTATTGCGGTGTCCATTGCTTCGGACTTTAACTGCACCATCTGCACGTACCTCGGTGCTTTCAAGACCATGATTCTTTAAGTGTGAGCGTAGTTCCGGTATTTGGTTTGGGTTTACCCCAAGGTTGTGGGACCAATACTCTGCCGGTGCAGACCCAGTTACTTGTGCTTGTGGGTGTTCATGCCACCGCAATACACCATCGGAGTCTTTATACAAGTAGTGTTTTCTAATCTCGCTCACTGATGTCCCACCCTAATGTTCTTAGTTTATCGCTTAAAAATGTCCGTGGTAATCTGTCCATGCTTACTGGAAACTCTAAAAACAACTCTACTAATCCTTCGTCATAAGGTTCTGCGTCTATCGTTACCTTTTCTTCGGAAAGTAAAGCATATAAAAGTTTTTCGTCGTATTTTTCAGTAATCTCATGTAAGTTTTTAAGGTTGAGGCGAGCCACTATTCATCTGGGGTTTCTGGTTGCCTTGGGCTGCTAACATTTGCTGCATCATCTGGTTTTGGCCGCGATCCGTTGCTCCCGGCTTGCTTACTCGCTCATACGTTCGGGTGGTGTTTGTCGGCATATTTGACCCTGGTTTTTGTCCAACAGACTCTTGACCCATCATGGGTTGACCGTCTTGATTTACGATTATGTCCATCAATTCAGGGATATTATTGTATTCTGACAGAAGTGATATGATTTTATCCATATCAAACATCTTGCCGCTTTCCTGTAACATCTGCATCATATTGGGGTTATTGACTAATTCCAATACGAATTGTGCCCTTTGTTCAGGAGTAGAGTGCTGCATAGAGTAAGGTCGAACGTCAAAATTCAACTCATGCCAGATTTCTCCGCGTGACTCAGCAGCGATATTAAACGGCATTTGAATAGAATCCGACACATGCACTACGTCTTCGAAGTCTTGCACAGGGTCGTTCCACCAGTAATACAAAAGACTTTTGCATACGCTGGTAACCGCTTCAAAGGTTTCGTTACGCATGTCATCGACGCGAGTATTGGCTTGACCTAACGCCATTCGGTCCTGGCCAACGGTTTCCGATTGCGGCCCTAAGCCACCCAAGGCTGAAAGATTACCGCCAATCTTGTCCATGATGTTATCTAAAGACATTCCGTAAGAAAGTAACTGCTGGTCAATTCCTGGGTTTTCAAACACCTTTACGGAGTTGGGGTCGTTCATCTGAACCATATCCCCGTCACCCGCTTCTCGTTGGCGACGAGCATCTTCGTCGTGACCAGACTGAAAACCGAACACAGTCTTCTGCCTAAGAGCTTTACGTGCATTCTTGTTAAGAATCTGGTTTGCTAGCTCATGTACGTCTCTCCAGTGTGCAACCGGAGGCACAGGCATACTTTGACCAATGGGCCAATCAAAACCTAGAAAATGATATGGGCCTGCAAAACATGGACCCTTCTTCGGTCCTTGCCATTTAGTTATATTTAACGGTTCGTTTGAATGTGCCTTGTCATCGGACGAATCTCCGTCTGCTGCAAAGGTTACAATCTCATTTGTGTCAGGAAGATAGATTTCCCAAATTTCTACTTCTTCTCGGATACTTTCTGAGTTTTGGTTGTAGCTTCCCGAAATAGTCCCAAGTTTAGGATCACCACCTTCAGTAGTCCGAGACTCAACAAGTTCAACCAAAGACTTCTTAGCGTCGTCGTTCCAATCAGGAAACGCTTGTGCTTGGTCAAGAGACATTCGGTACTTGTGGCCCATAAACGAACAATGTTCCCACGGCTTACCTTTAGATTGCAGGTCTTGTACCCAGTCGTCTAAAAGAATCGGGTCTACAAACGTTCGCCCTACAGGCATTTGTATTTCTTCTTGAGCGTCAGTGGTGTAGTGCATGATGTCGGTTTGTGCCCACCCTACCTTGAGGATGCCCATTCCAAACATGCCTGCGTTGACCCACTCCCTAACCTTAGAGCCAAAGTCAATTTCTTTAAGCATTGCGTTAGCTAGACGTTGTGCCCTAGCTGCTACGTGCTTTAACTCTTGGTTTTTAGTATTAACCGTAACCTGTGGCATTCGAGAGGTAAGCATTCGTCCGTAGATTTGGACAGCTAGCTGAATGTAGTTCATCGGGACACGGTCAGAAGTGCCGTCGTCCGTGTAATGCCTACCTACATATTGTCTTACAGCTTCGTAAGAGTTCTTACGGTAAGGTTGCAGCTTTCTATAGTTTTGAGAAATAACTGCTCGGAGTTTAGGTATTGTTACCACGACGGCTCCTGATCAAGTGTTTTTTGGTGTTTTTTTCTCCTAGCCGCAAAACTGTACGGGGGTGGAGCAAGCTCGCTTATTTGTGTCTTTTTTAGTTTTATAGCGGGCCTGTCTGTAACGCCTCGCCATGCAACTGCTGTAGCTATGACCCTATCTCCGTGGTTGTCCCCACCGTGAGCAGGGTCTTCGGAGTTAAGTGATTTCTGGTGTACGACTTTCTGATTACTATAAACGTAATCCTTACACTCATTAATACAAAGGCGACTTCTCTCGGTGTACTCTCCGTTAGCAAGTGCTTTAGAGTGATTCGATAGAAGCATCAGTTTGGTTTGAGGAGTAGACCACCACCCAGGAGTAAAGGTTTTCTTCTTTTTTATCGAAGATTCGTTGGTTCTCATAAAGTAATGCGTGTATCCAAACTCGATGATATGCGACCCGAACGCTCCACCAGGACCGTTATCTTCCCAGATTAAGTACGCTTCTTCGTGCAAGCCTTTAAAAAACCTGCCTAAAACCCGCACATAACGTGCATAATCTAACACGCTAATGTTATTGCACGCAAACTCAGCTACTTTGAACCCAGTAGTAATATCAATGACTACTGCTGCGTGGTTGGTAGAACCCGGCCCGCCTTTACCGGAGGCTACGTCACACCCGATTACGTAACGTCTGTCTTGGGGTGGGATTCCGTTTGATAGTGTAGTCCACAGCTTTAATCTCCCGTTTGCGATAGACACCCACTCCGGCTCCATGATGTCCTGTACAAAGTCCAAGTCCCCTACATGGAACGGCTCCATACACGTATCTTCGCCGTTTTTTAGTGATTCTAGGTCGTAGAATTGACTTCCCGATCCTGAGTAATCTATATCCAATTCCTGAGCGATAAGTCTCTGTACGGGGCTTCTTCTGCACTCTCGGTCGTACCACGGTGATCGTATCTTTCCGTCTAGAATGTGCTTGTAATCTTGTTCAACGTCTAAGACTTCAATTTCTTGTGCGTTATGTATTTTTCGGGACCGGTATAAACCCTTCGATTTAAAAGGATGCAAAAACCACGGGAGTGTAATTACCTCAATATCAGGAGAGTCTGCGTTCGCTACTTCATAAAAGATACCGCCTGCTCCCTGTGGAGTAGATAGCATTATTCGGCAATCTGTTACATGCTGGGTCGAAGCGTATGCTGCGTATCCGTCATCAGCTTTAAAAGCCGCAAGCTCGTCCATCATGAACGCTAGCTTACGTCCACCACGGGCTACGTCTCCCGTAGCAGAATAACCTACGATAGTAGATTCGTTCTCTGGTTGTTTGAGTTTAAGACTAGAACGGTCGTTTTTATTCATCTCTGGGCTTAGAAACGACGGAAGGTTCTTTAGATGAAAGTCCAGCTTCCACATAAGAGTATCTGGATCGTCAGACTTATCTACAGCGTCTTCAGTACGAGACACCAAACCCATTGCAGAATAAGGCTGAAAGCACCATTGCCAGAAGAATACGGTTAGAACCATCCAAGAAGCCCCCATATCACGGGACTTTTCTATGAGG